TCATAACGCGACCCAGCATGGGAACTTCTTTGGTAATGACATTGACTTTTCCTTCAAAGTTTCTTGCGAAAAACAACTCATAGCGGTTCCCGTCAATGGTTCCATAGCAAGTGGCCTGTTTTTTCGCAGCAGCGTATTCCTGCCGCATTTTCTCGTTTCGCATTTGCTGCACCTCCCGTCTATGCTAAGATCGTGGTCATGTATAGTTTTTCCATAGTCCCAACAACATCCAGCGGCCCATCGGTCACCGCCACGTCGTTTTTGCCATCGCCTTCCTCGACCGTCACCAGATCGTCCGTAAAATTTTCAATGGCTCCAATTTTTTGCATGTCGTTTCTGAGTTTGACCAGATCATTCCATAGGCTCATTCGCCCGTCTTTGCCGTTGGGCACCACGCCCAGATACTTCGTGGCAAACAGCACAGCGGTATCGTTGGCGATCTGGTCGGCAATGCGCACCACCTTGTTATCCTTAAAGATGGAGCCTTTTTCTAACGTGGTCGTCACTAAAGAGTTGATATCCGTCAATACCCGGATATCACTGCCCACCTGATGCAGCGTAAATTCCCCGGCCTTGATGGCCTTTTCCAGATCCGACTGCGTATATGTTGCCAGTACCTCAAAATCCCCATTGTATTTTTTGTTGGTGTTGGAAGCGTTAATATTGCAGCTGGCGATCAGTCCTGTCACCCAGTACACCAGTGACGCCTCTGGCCAGAGGTCATCCGCGGCCACCTTATTTTTGACATTGACCGCGCCCTCATAGTCCGCCGCATAGCCATACACCACACACTGAGACTTGGCCCCTACCTCATCCCGCAGTCGTTTATTAAAGGCCACATACAGCTTTTTGATGGTTGTCTCTGTGGTGCAGACGCCGATGGCGTTGTAGCTGTACGGCTCGATATGATCCAAATAGTCCTGGTGGCTGCTGCCATCCACCGTGCCGTTGGTCCCACCCGTCATCTGGATCTTGGCCGCCGCCTCCAGCGTAGCCTTTTTGTCAAAGACTACCACATGGGCAACATCGATCAAGTCCGCTGCGCCGGCTACCGTCTGGCTGTCCATCAGCTTGGTATCCCAATAGGTCAGGACGTCAAAGAGTGTCTCATCGTCCACATTGACCGCCACGCTGTGCCAGATGTCATTACCACGCACACCAGAGTGAGCCGCCTCGGAGATGGTGCTTTTAGCCTTTGTCCCACTGTTTAACCGGTACGCATACAGCATCTTGGTCCCGCCGGTAAACAGATCCCGCAGGCCCTTTAATTTGTCGTTGGTATAATCATAGCCAAACAGCTTCAGGCTGTTTTTTTGCAGATCCCCACCTGTTACCTCGAAAACCTCGCCATCTGGCCCCCAGTCTAACTCCAGCCCCATCGTGGCCTTGCCCCGGTCTGCCAGCGTGGCGTCGGCGCGGGCTTTACTGATCACATTGATATCGGCCCCTGGCAGTACTTTGTTTTGTACCAAAAATGTTCCGCCGCCTAATGCCATTTACTTCACCTTCTTCTTTAAAAAATTTTCTAAAATTTTAGCCACCTCATCATGGCTGTAGCTTTCTCCATCTTCCAAAAGCACCGACAGCGCGTCCTTGCGGTTACCGTAACGGCTGCTGCCTAACAGCTGCGCCTTCGTAAACCTCTCCACCGGTCTTTCCGGTTCTGGCACTGCCTGCTCTGTTTTCGTTTCATTTCCCATTTTTCTCATCTCCCATCAAAATGGTGTGCTGCAGCGTTTCCATCAGTTCTCGCTCCTCGACCATGCGATACCGGTAGGTGTAGCTACATGTCAGTATCAGCGCATGATCCACGATCCGGTGCTGCATGCCGCTGGCCCAATAGCCCAGCCCCTCATGCTGCAATAGTTCTAGCACCGGACAGAGGGCCAGGCCCATCCGCTGCAAATCCTCTCGCCTGGCATTATCCGGCGGATAGTAATAGATGGCATAGCTGCAGCGCATGCTGCGGTTTTCGCCAAACAGCACCTGGTGCGCAGCATCCACCTGCCGGATCACAAAGCAGGGCGGCGTCAGATACTGCTTGACATCATCGGTATAGACCTTATGGTCAGGCCATTTTTGTTTCAGCGTTGCCGCGATGGATTTTGTAAACACTAGCCCAACACCTCCCTGAGATACGCCTCCACCCTTGCCTTCACCAGATCGGGGATGACCCCCTTTATTTCTTCCTCGGAGCGGGTCATCATAAAAAAGCCGGGCACTAAGGGCACCACCAGCCGCTTCCCAATGGCTGGAACATACCGGCCAACCTCCTGCGCATGGCCGTACTCCACATAGGGCGCGTATTCGGTGTTGTTGTATAGCTCCAGCTCCAGCGTATCCCCATTCCAGGCAAGGTCGCTCAAAAACCAGTTGCCCCGCAAGTCCCCGGTGTCTACTGGTGTCTTTTCTTTGGTGAGTGCCATCAAGCGGTTGCCAATCTCTAGCAGGATGTGTTCCTGCAGTGCTTTGATCTGTTCCTCCTGTATACCCTCGGATAACTGGCGGTCCAGCTCCTCCAGGCCGTGAAAGTCCACCTCGATCCGAAACTCAGGCATGATCCACCCGCTCCAATACCAGCTCTTGATGGCTCACATACCGAAACGCTTCGCCGGTGTTCTTGTAGCGCCGCGACATGCCGTCCTGGGTCACCAGGATCTCGCAGCCTGCCGGGATCTCTAGCTCCGGCGCGCAGAAGAGCATGGCGTCATAGTTTACTTTGTTTACGCCATTACTCTCCATCGCTTTGTTTAACCCACTTTTGCTCAAAGCACACCGGACGCCCTCATAAAGCAGGGTCCGTGTGCCCTCTGTCGTTATGCCGTCCACCTCAGCCTCGGGATAATGATAGACATCTGCCACGCCGTAGTAGGTGCTTTCTAAGATTTCTCTGGCTCCCATGTGATCACCTCATTTTCACGCGCATGAAAGGCCGCAGCAAGCTGTCATAAAGGCCGATAAAATCCCCCATAGCAGCGGCGGATAAGTCTGCCACGTTGTAGCTGATGGAGGTGTCCCCACGGCTCACGCTTTTGACTGCGCTCTCCGTACCCGCCAGTTGGTTTTGCCGCACATATTCCGCCGCCATGCTAAGCACCGCCGTCTCTAAACCGGCAGGCACAGGTCTCCCAGATCTACCGATATAGAGCATGGCTTGCTCCGTCAGCATTTCTAACAGCAGCTCTAAATAGCCATCATGCTCCGTTCCCTTCTGGTTTAGCAATATCTTCAGCTTCTCTACCCGTTCCATGTTCTTCACCAGCCTCTGCTTTCGGCGCTTCTTTCTTTTTCTGCGACCGCTTTGTCGGCGTGATCTCTGTGTAACCCGCCTCCAAAAGTTTCTTCGCTTTGCGTTCGTCCTCTGTTTCCTTCACCACATTGAGCCGTCTAAATACTCGCTTCATGTCCGTTGCCTCCTTACTCGACTGTTTCTGCGATCCGCACCAGCATGCTGGCTTCCTGCTGTTTTAATACCAATAGATCATGGTATTTCCGGTAGTCGATTTTCCAGGCGTCTGCCGTCTGGTTAGTATCCGGCTCGAAGATGCGCAGCTTATCTGTTTTACACAAGCCAATAGGCAGTGTGCGGGGATAGATCTGCCACAGGACATTTTTTGCCGCATCTGTCGGCGCGAATCCGCCGCCTGCCGCCTCATCCTTAAACAGATACTCCGTCTTAAAGCGGGCGCTGGGTACGGAGAGGATGGCGTTGCCGTCGATCCCTTTCACCTTAGTCTGGATCTCCCCACGGCTGAAATCTACCAGATCCAGACTGCGGGACAACTCCTTCGATTTGCTCATCAAAGCCGCCGTCAGTGTGGACATGGTGATGACCAGCTGCACGCTGCCAACCGCATCCTGCACCGCTGCGATGTCATCCAAGAGCATCCCATAGATGTTGTCTGCTGTGATCGCGGTGCCGCCCACCATCCGGCCTCCTGCCTTGGCAATGGCCGCTAGCTTGCTGTAGCGATAGCTGTCTACCTCCGGGATCACATGCAGCCGCTGGAACTCTGCCGCCACATTGGTTGCATTGGCGATAAAGTTTGTTTCATTGACGTCCATTGCATCCAGCATAAAGGTGCGGCCCCGATCCTGCGTCATAGTGTAATCTTGATAGCTTAAGGTCACACTCCCAGCCGGGAACCCTTTTTCCCGGTCATAATCTGCCAGACCGTCCATGTTGATGGTGGGTACTTTGATATTTGCACCGCCGTTATAAATGACCTTCCCCGCGTTCTGATCCATCCAGCCGGTGGTCGATTCTGCCAGCATCTGCCGGTCTAATTCTGTTTGCAGGATGGTTGCAAATTCTAAATTGTTTGCCATACTTATCTGCCTCCCTCAATAATTTTGCGAACTGTATTCTGCATTTCCTCGGTTTTGGTAACGCTGGCGCTGCCGCCTGCTGCCGGTGGTTTACCCTTCAGTCTGTTTTCCACCTCGGCCTGCACAGCGCTCGCGTATGTCTCCTTCAAAGCATTGATATTTTTCTTGATGGTCTCCGCATCTCCCGCCATGACCAGGTCTTTAAAGCTAACCGGCAGCTTTTCTGCTTCCAACGTTTTCACTGCCTCCGCTTCCAGTTTTGCTCTGGCGTCGTTCTGCTTTAAAGTCTCATTTTCCGTCTGGAGCTGCTTTAACTGCTCCTGTAGCTTTTCCTCTGCGGTCAGCTTGGCAAGCCGCTCCGCCTCGCTCATGCCCTCGGCCTTGGCTTGCTTTAATTTTTCGGCCAGCTCTGTTTCCCACTGGCTTTTCAGTCCTGCCACATCTTCCTCGCTATAGGTTTTTGTTCCTTCCCCTGCTGTGCCTTCTGTACCAGCGCCGGCTGCAGCGCCTTCCAAGGTACCGTTTTGTGCCATTGTTTCCTCTGCCATCGTCCTTCACTCCTCAATTAAAAATTTGTATGAAAAAAGAACTCCCCATCGGAGTTCCTAATCATCCTGTACCAATAAATTTCCACCGTATTTCTGGTGCAGCTGGCTAAGCCACCAACTGCCCTCCTCCAGGTAAGCTGCAAGCAGCAAAGACAGGGCTTCTATCCGTTCCGGCTGATCAGCCTCCTGCAGCAGAAACCGTGCTGTTGTCTTTATTGTCTCCTGCCGGATCGCCACCGTCTCCAGCAGCTCACCTGCCGTCTTAAAGTCTGTGAGCTTCGTCGGATCTCGATTCACAATACTCCCTCCTCAATTTTTTGCAATGAAAAAAGCCCCCAAAAAGGAGCTTATTGATTTTGTAGTTCTGGCCGGATCTCATAGATTGTCGGCTTTGGAACGATTGGCCAAAACTTTTCTAACGGCAATGCCATCCCTTGCTTCTGGTCATTATGGTAATCCGCAAGGATCTCATCAATGATATCATCACTCCAACCTTCCTCTTTCATCTTTTCCCTGAATTCGTTTTCTGTCAAAGAAACTACCTCCCTCCAAATCGTTTTGTATATTCTTGTTCAATGATTTCGCCAATCTGTCGCGCAATTTCCCGTGGCTCTGAGTTGCTGCAGTATTCCGCCCAGGCTTCTGCGATCATTTCCGCATACCGGTTTGGATTACGATTGTTCCAAGAATATTCAGATAATGCCTCTGTCAGTTCTTTTTTCGTCCTGCGGTTGAATAATTCCTGTATTTCCGATAGTTCTCTTAGCCCTAACAAATGATCTAGCTGATGCCCTAATTCATGATCCAGCAAATACCGGATCGTATCGCAGCCAACCGGATGGAATTTCTGGGCAGTATCCGCTTTTAACGCTTCTTTCATTTTTTCTGCCGATTTTGCCGTCTCTCCGTTCAGCGTAACGCCAGCAAATTTTCTTAAAAACTCCTGCTTTGGCTGCCAACTCAATGCCATCGCGTTCCGAGGAATGCTCAGTTGTCTCATCCATTTCTTTGCCTTTTCTTTGGCCCAATATCGTAGCTGC